CGATCAAAAAGCAATTACAGAATTATGGAATGGATCAGCGTGGACTGAAACAGCAGATTTAAATACAGCAAGACATTTTTTAATGGATGCTGGAAACGCAACTAATGCTTTAGCCTTTGGTGGAGGCGATGGAGGTGGAGCAAAATCTGAAACAGAATCTTGGAACGGATCAGCGTGGACTGAAGTTGCTGATCTAAACACTGGTAGAGAACTTGGAATGGGAAGTGGAACATATACTTCAGCATTAGCGTATGGAGGAAGCGATGCACCTCGTGCACTAACAGAGTCTTGGAACGGATCAGCGTGGACAGAAGTAAATGACTTAAACACTGGTAGATACAATGGTCAAGGTATGGGACAAGATAATACAGCAGCCATAATTGGTGGTGGATATACTGGAACTGCAAACACTGCAAATGCAGAATTATGGAATGGAACATCATGGGCAGAACAAAATAATCTCAGCACCGCTAGAAATGGTTTTGCAGCCGCTGGAACATCCTCTGCATCTTTTATTACTGGGGGACAACCTAATGCACCAGATGGTGTGACAGAAGAATGGACAGCACAAGCGCCTGTTGGAGCATGGGCAACTGGTGGAGCTATGAATACTGGAAGATTCGCTATTGGAGCATTTGGAATACAAACAGCAGGTTTAGCTTTTGGTGGAGAAACACCAGGAGGTGTAAAAGGTGAAACAGAATATTATAATGGAACGAGTTGGACAGAATTAAATGATTTAAATTTAGTAAGAAGTAATATAGGAGGGGCAGGAACTTATACTGCTGGATTAGCTTTTGCTGGAGAAATAGGTCCAGGACCTTCAACAGTAGATACAGAATCATGGAACGGTTCTAGTTGGACAGAAGTTGCAGATATGAACACTGCAAGATATGCAGTGGGCGGAACAGGAATACAAACATCAGCATTAACTTTTGGTGGTTATACTCCCCCAACAACTTATGACAATACAGAATCATGGAACGGTTCTGCATGGACAGAAGTAGCAGATTTAAATACGGCTAGATTTAGACCTGGTGGAGCAGGAGTAAGTAATACATCAGCTTTAGCTTTTGGAGGAAGAAATGGGCCTGGAACAAGATATGACAATACAGAAACTTGGAATGGCTCTGCTTGGACAGAAGTCAATGATATAAATAATAGTAGAGATGAGGGTGGTAGTAATGGAACTCAAACATCTGCTATATTTTATGGAGGAACAGATCCCACACGAACAGCAGATACAGAAACTTGGAATGGGGCTAGTTGGCAAGAAACAACTAATTTATCAACTGCAGTTCAAGCTAACAGTGGGGTAGGAGCAGATAACACATCAGCGTTAAGTTTTGGTGGTTTAAGTCCAAGTTTAACCACACAAACAGAAGAATGGAGTGGAAGTTCAAATACAACTAAAACAATAGACACGGATTAATTATGACAACATATAAGGATATACGCGGAACACATATTAAAACAGTAACATCAGACCCACCTGAACCTCAAAACGGACAGATGTGGTATAACTCTACAACTCAAATTATAAAAGGATTTACATCTAATCCTATAGGAGCTTATTCTTCTGCTCCTAATTTAAATAATGGAAGAAGTATTTTAAATGGTTCTGGTGGAACTCAAACCTCTGCTATAATGTTTGGTGGTTATGCACCTGCACTACCTTCACCTGAAAGAAGTGATTATGTAGAAGAATGGAATGGATCTTCGTGGACTGAAACAACAGATTTAAATACTAGAAGAGTAAACCCATCAGGAACGGCAACAAATAGTGAGTCCGCTATTTGTATAGGTGGTTATGGAGCCTCTGGTGTTTTAGGTAATGTTGAAACTTGGGATGGTTCAAGTTGGACAGAAATTGCAGACATGCCTACAGCAACTGATGCAACTGGATCTTGTGGAACTCAAACTAACGCTTTAACCTCTGGAGGAAGAAGCAGCATTGCAAATAACCAATATTGGAATGGATCAGCTTGGACAGAATTAGCTGATTTAAATAACGGTAAATCAAGTAGCACTAATATAGGAACGTATACTGCTGCTTTAAATACTATAGGTAGAAATAGCCCGCCCCAAGCAGCTAGAGCGTATGCAGAATTATGGAATGGTTCGGCTTGGACTGAAGTAGCAGATTTAAACACAGGTAGATCCCAAGGTGGAGGATCTGGAACATCAACTCAAGCAATTGTCTTAGCTGGAGAAGGCCCAGGAGGACCGGAGTTTGCAAATTCAGAAAAATGGAATGGTTCAAGTTGGACTGAAACAACAGACATAGTTAGAAATAAAAATGCTGTAGGAACATCTGGTAGAAGTGGAGCAACTCCATCTGGTGCTTTTATATGGGCAGGTGGAAGTCCGACTTTTAATGAGTCATATCTCTACAACGAACCAACAACTGCTACGGTAACATTTACAACTTCTTAATACTTGTAATTATTTTAAAATAAAGTATATAAGAAAGTATAGAAGGATATAAAGATATGAAAAAAGATGTTAAAGAAGTAATACAAGGTGAAGAACCTTATTTAAATAATTTGTTATCACGAGACGATCTATCAGTATTTAAAGGTATGGTAGACGAACTTCGGGACA